AGATGCCACCGCCGAGCCGGATCATGGTTCCGGGCTGAAACACGGTGACTGGCTGGATGATCGCAGGCTTGTTGTTGCCACCGCCACCCGATTCGAGGGTCGGGGCGATCTCCTCTGAGTATCCGATGCCGTACGCATCCGCTGACGCTCCCGGCTTGAACGACGCTGCGACCGGTTCGGCGACCATCGGAACCTGTCCACCGCCTGTCCCCATACGCTGCTTCAGGGTTGGGACTATCTCGGTGTCCATACGGAAGTCGTCGTGGCGTGTGCCGTCAAAGACCACAGGCATTAGGACGGTCGCCCTAGATTCGCCGCCGTTGTCAAAAGCGTTGAGGGTCGGGGTGACTTCACCTTGTACCCATGTTTCGTCGTCGGTGTCGTTCTGGGCGCGTCGAGCCTTCACGAACGGCACGACGGCGAGGTCGGTGGCATCCTTGTAGTCGCGCTGTTTCAAGGCTGAGGCGGTGTCGTCGTCGGCGTAATGTCCGAATCCGAGCATCCGGTAGCCGCGACTGTCATCAGGGCTGTTCGTAGAGCGTCCGGTAGCGTTTTGCCCCTTCTTTCGGCCCGACGCAAAATCCCTTGCGCGGCCTTCGGCGACAGGTAGTAGCGGGTCGGAACATCGTTCGGCGACTGCAGGATCAAAGATAGCGACGACAAACACGCGCCGTCGTCGTTGGGGTACTCCGAAGTGCTGCGCATCCAACACTCGCCATTCGATTGCCACCGCCCCGAGTTGTGCCAGTTCGTCGAGGACGACACCGAAGTCTTGACCTCCGTTGGCAGACAAGGCTCCTGGGACGTTCTCCCAGACGGCGACACGGGGAAGAGGGCCAGTTGGTCGGGATGAGGTTGCATCTCGCATCTCCTTGATGATTCGCACAGCTTCGTAAAACATGGATGATCGACCACCGTCGAGTCCGGCTCGTTTCCCGGCGACGGACAGGTCTTGGCAGGGGGAGCCGAAGGTGAGGACATCGCATGGGGGGAGGGTCGCGCCGTTGACTTCTTGTACGTCACCCCATTTGGGTACATCAGGCCAATGTCGACGCAAGATCGACGAGGCGTGTTTGTCCCACTCCACTTGAAACACGCAGTCCATGTGGCTGTCAAATCCCATGTCCATGCCTCCGACACCGGAGAAAAGCGAGCCGTAGGTTGGGCGCATCATTGTTTTTTCCCTGTTCCCCAAATAATCACGTAAAAAACGACGACCATGTAGACAACCACAACGCTTGTCATAATCAAATCAGTCATCAGACAACATCTCCCTCTTATGTTTGTTTGTTCTTGTCAAATACCGGTCATGGGCTTGCAAATACGTTTTTCTTTCGTTTTTAGTCAAACCACCAAAAATGCCATGCAAATCCCACGCTCGATGGTTGTCCAACCCGTACTGCCGGCATTTGAACATCACCGGACAGGTACTACAGACTTTCTTTGCATTACGAATCTTTACGATGTCGCCCCGCACCGGCATGAAATCGTTAGCATCCATCCCACGACAAGCAGCGTATTCAAACCATTCGTTGTTCATATTCTCTCTTTCTGTTCACAATCAGTTCAAATATCGCCAGGGCGACCACCCGGACGCTTGTTGTAGCCGTACAGCGAACGTCAGGTTGGGGCGGGCAGTCAACATCATGTCACGGGTGATACCCATTTGTAAAGCCCATTCTTTGTGTACAGACCATTGGATTTGGGCGAGGCCGATGGAGCCGTTGCCTTCCAGTCCGTCGATACAGCGGGATTCGACCCAGAGGACGCGACTCCAGATTGGCCAGTCCTCGATCTTCCCGCCGACTTCTAGTAGTAGCGGGAGCCATTCGGCGCATCGAGGATGTTCTAACTTCATCGCGTCAATCTGGGCTTGCCATGCGGCCAATGTTTCTAGGTAGGCGACCGCTTCCGGGGACAAGGTGGTCGTTGTGGAAACGGGGGTGGTGATGACGACGGTGGATTGTGGGACGGCTGACGGCAACGGGGTCAACTCCACCGGTTCGGCGGTGTTGGTAGCGCATCCAGCCAATAGCAGTAACGGCAACAAACGTTTCATAGCTTGTGTCTCTCTCTCAGTAGCCGGCTTGCTTCAGCAAGTCGATCATCATGTCAACGGTCATCACAGCGTACTGTTCACCAGGGTCGGCTACACCAACCCGTTTGGCGATCAGGACACCGATGTCGGCGTGGCCGTTCACACGTTCTGTTTCGGTTTCACGTAACCATTCGGACAGTTTGAGTGTCTTGTGGTTCTTGCATTCCCACACGATCCCTGGTGTGCCGGTGATGTCACCTTCGTCGTGTTGACCGGTGAGCGCACGACGTTCCGCGTGTGGGAAGCCGCGTTTTTGGAGATGTCGGACGATCAGCGTTTCAAACGCTGTCCCTTTTTGTTTTTGCTTGCTCATCGACTAGCTCCATTGGGTATCGCCGTGACCGTCGGGGTTTGCACGTGTGCATGGGTACACCGTTCAACGGCACGTGGGTTGTGATGGTTTGCTCGCAGATGCGGCAAATCCATTTTACCGTATGGAGTTCAGAACGGTTCTTCATCGTCAACGTCGGTGGCGTTGAGCAGGTCTTTCGCGTTGTTGAGGTTCGTGTCATCACCGTATGAAGACCAGCGAAGTGAGATTGATACGTCGTCGGCAATCACTTCGACACGCTGTTTCTTCACACCGTCTTTGCCGGTGTATTCGTTTTTGTCCAAACGTCCGGTGACGATCACACGCGAACCTTTCTTCACGGAGGCGGCGACGTGTTCGGCCTGCTCTTTGAAGACGACGACATCATGCCAGAGTGTCTTCTTGTTGTCGTCTTTGCCTGTGGTGTCGGCAACAGAGAACTTGACGACTGCTGTGCCACTACCAGAATATTTGAGTTCTGGGTCACGTCCGACGTTTCCGCTGATCGTAATTGTGTTCATCGATTTATCATTTCTTTGAAGGCGACACGAAGTTTGGTCATGTCGTGAATGGTGACGGTTCCGCTGAGTTCTACCCCGGCGCGATCTGCTACCTCGTCGTGGTCAAGGTTTGCTTCCGCGCAGGCGCGTGCAAACTTGCCCAAGATTTCTGGTTCGACCGGGCTGAGGTCTTCAACGGGTTGTGCGACAGCCTTGGGTTTCGTGGCCGTCTTCTTTGCGGGTGCGGTTGGCTTGTGGTGGCCAAGGTCTTCCCACTCTTGTTTCGTCCACAAGGCGAGCGAGATGCCGAACCGCATAGCGGCGTTACGCAAGAAGTCTCCGACGAGTTCCTTGTCAAGTTCGGCTTTGTCGGCGCGTACTGATCCGACTCCGAGCATCGGTTTGCCGTGGACGGTGAGTCGCGCCCACATGGTTGCCATCCCGTTTTCGATGTGGACGTGGGGGCGGCCGTTTACCCATCCGCACGGTTCCCACGACCACATGGGGTCGATTTCGATGAGGATGCGGGTGATGTCGGCGTGTCCTACGAAGTCGAGTTGCATCCCGCCTTTGGGGAGTTTGCCGACGATCTTCGGGTCGGGGACAGCGTATTTGGTGAGTACGTCTGCCAGCTGCTTCGTGGTGTCCATCACTTGTCTCCCGTCAACTGTGAAATCCAGATGCGAACCGGGCGTGCGTGGCAAGCCGGCCGTTCCGACAACACGAACCGGTCGGTCGGTGCGATCAAACCTAAACCCTTGGCACGCTTCATCGCGCTACCCAACGCTCGACCATCGTGAGTCGCCTCCAACTTGTTGTCGGTGAAGTATTCCCACACGTCGTCGGTCGTGAACTCGTCCTCGGTTTCCGCAAGGACGATGATCGCCTGGAACGCGTTGTCACGGAACTTGACTGCGCTGTTGCTCCAGCCGCGTTCCATCGCTTCGTCTCGAAGGGTTTTCGCTAACTGCTTGTTCTTCATCTCTCTCCTTTGAACCGCATGACGCGGGTCGTTGATGTGGTTTCGTACTGACTGTACAAGTCAGGGTAGTCGCTTGTAAAGGCTTTTTTGTCCCAACCTTTACGGTTCTGCGATTTCCAGGTGACGGCCGGCTGACCGTTGATGATGCCGGTGTTCGCGTCTTTCATCAACTGGGCGATAGTAGCCTTCAGCGTGTCTTCTTCGATTTCCAACAGTTTCTTGGCGGCCTGCACTTCTGCGATCCGTGTGATGAGGTCGGCGTGTGCGGTGAGATCGACGGTGTTGTCGTCGCCGGTCGGGTATCGTTCAGAGATTTCGGTGTAGGTAGCTGGCCATTCGGCGGGAATCGTTCCAAGGTTGAGATACCACAGGAAGTCTTTGACGGCTGAAATGTGATCGGATTTTTCGGCGGGAGTGACCTTTTGGTAAAAAATGTGTAGGTCGAGCGTGCTGTCGAAAATTCCCCAAATAATTTGTTCGACATCGCAACACATGGCCTGTTGTACGCCTTGCCAATACCAGGTTGGGGGAAGTTCGCCGTCCCATTCCCGGTTGTACGTTTTGATCTCCACAACGTAGTCCGGTTGGTCAATCTGGTTTTCGTGGGAATATCGGTCGATGCCGTCGATGGTGGCGATCAACGGGCAGGTTTCCCAATCAAAGATGTACATGACATCAGGGCAGACGAGGGGGATACCGATTTCGTCGGCCACCCAGTCCAACAGTACGGATTCCAGACGGTTGCCTCGATCCATCGCACGACTGGTTTCCTTCACCGTCGGGGTGTCTCGCATCTTCTCGACCCCCAACGCGTACTTACTGATGTACCGATGCTGGTCGTGGACTGCGGCTGCTTCTGAGGCGGCTATACGCGGTTTGCCGTTCCAAGCTCGATGCCGGAGCATCAGCCAGTCCATGCTTCCGTGGTCGGGTTTGGGGATTATGGTCATGGTTCTCTCTCCTTGTTGTGAGACTGGTCTTACCCTACAAAGGGGGTGTGGCAAAGTCAATCTAATTCTTCAAACCAGTTGACTGGCAGGTGTGTTGCCAGCGAATACACCCGGACGATGCACTCCAAAGGGATGTGGTTGATGTCGGACACCACCTCAGGTTCATCGGCATCGTTCATCACAGTTGACACAAGTGTCAAATATCCCTCTTTGCATTTCGGCCATACCCAGCCGACCGTCAATGGCATCACAGTTTCCGGCACATATCCGTCTGTCAACGTCCAGCTGTGTTCGCCGCCTTGGTGTGCGTCACGCCATTGGACAACCACCATCGCCCACGTCGGATCGGCTTGATCGAAAACCTCATTCATTGACGTTCTCCGAAAAAGAACACCTAGTTCGTTCGCATTGGACGCATCTGCATCTTCTGGATTTTGGGACGAATTCATAGCATTTCTCGCAGCACAAGAACTTATGGGTCACCCCAAAAGTGTACCTCTCCACATACACCGTCCTGAATGAATTGGAATCTGCTCATACCAAAAATCGCCGTCACCAGGCTGATAGGTGACGACCGCAAAGCCTTGCTGCCAGTCCTCAATTATTGTCAACGGTCGCCCGTCGAGGTCAATACCACTTTTGGTGGAGGGGACTGCCCCATCGGTTCGGGCTAGAGTCCCCGGAGATGCCGCCATGATCGTTTTTGCGCCGTCCCAATCTTCACGTGAGCGTTCTGCCCATTCACGCCGGTGGATGTGACCGTAGATGACGGAGGTTTTGGATGAAGCAAGATATGAGTGAGCGGTGCTTCCGTTACTGCGTACTTTGTCGCCGTGGATGACGCGAAGCCGCTGGTTGATCCAGTAGCTCGACGCGGGGTAGCCAGCCAAATACCGAATCCTATACTCATCGAAACGACAAAGGTAAGGAACAGAAAGAACCGGCCAATCATTCGGTGTATTGCCTTTTCGAAGTCCGAACGCTGCTTTTGCGTTGTCCAATACATAGTTCACCAATCTTTCTTCGTGGTTGCCGGCAATCCACACGATGTCTGCGTCTGGGGCGCATAGCCTCAAAGTGGCGGCGAATGTGGTGGCGCGGTCAATGGATGCTTGGGTTGTTTGTTGAAACGCCGGGGATAGACGATATTTGCCCAGTTCAGGAAGATCGAGGTTGTCGCCTACACACACTATGGCATTTGGTTGGATTCGGGTGATGACAGCAAGGGCTGTTTCAATCGCTTTCTCGTCGTGTGTGGGTTCAAGGTCGCCGGTAATATCACGGTAGTAGCCGAATTGGATGTCGGGAAGAATGACGGCGGTTTCGTAGCCTTCGGGGTGGGCGACCGGTTTCGGAAGTCGTATCGACCCGATGGTGTGTTTGCCGCGCTCGATGACTGGCCATTGGGGGCCGGATTCCCATGATGGGGAAAATTGAATTCCCATCAGATCGTGGATTTCGGCTTCTCCATCGTCGTTTTTTGTGAGCGATTGATAGATCGACACCCGGTTGACACGACCGATTTCATCAACTGAAATGCCTTGCCGATCAAGAAGGTCAGCAAGTTTGCCAAGGGTTTCCTTGCGATTCGGATTCGGGCCGGCAACTAAATCTTCAGAGAGTGCCACAAGCGCATTTCCCGTTGATGTGACGGCCTAAAGCTTTTCTGTGAATGTTGTAACCGTTTTCATTCAACTTTGTGCATAACCACACGATTGTGTACGGGTTTTTCCCGTTTCTGCGTACTAACGGATCAACTAATTGTATTTTTGACATCGTGTCGAACAATGCTTTCCGGTCTTGTTCGTCGAGTGATCGTTGCAAAATTGCGATAGGACATTTAGACCGCGCTGTCATCTCCGGTGGAATCGCTAAACTTTTGGCAAGATGCACAACACTCCAATCGGTTGATTAGCAACAACAGTTTTTGTTCATCTTTTTTGCCTGTTGGCACAATTCTAGTCAAATAACGTTTGATTTCAGGCACCATTTGACAAACACAGACCATTATTGTCAAGCATCTTTCACATAAAACCCTTGTAAGCAGGGTATTTATTCTTTTTCGGCGTGCCAGTCTATATGCTTGTTGAGCCGACGATTGACAATTTTTATGTCATCACGAACCTCAGTAAGAATTTTCATTGACTGGTCGTGTTGATCGGTGTTGCGGCGATCCAAGCGGTGTAACAACCACATCATCGGGCCGCCGATGATCGCTATGGCGATAGGGACGATGACCGCTTCCATGCGATCATTCGTCTTCGTCGCGGTTGGCAATTTTCTTTGCTGCGCCTCCTGCGGCCAGCCCGGTGAGCGCACCGCCAATCGAGAACGACAGCGGCGACAGAACGTCCATGAACATCATGTCAAGTGGGGCGGCCTCTTCCGGCTGATAGACAAAAATGAGCGAATAGAGCATCCCCAAGACGGTGAGGCCAAGAACACCCGCCAGGGTCAGTATCAGAATGGCTCTGATTCGAGCTTCGATTTCAGAGGGGTTGAGTCGTTGCCGGCGGCGATTGTTGTTTACGGGGGTCATCAGGGTTCCTATATTTGTCGGTGCAGGTTGTCAGGAAAGGGGCGAACGTTGCGACGACGATGAGTGCTAATCGTGTATTCAGATGATTCGCCATTGTTGTAGTGTACAACATTTTAGTGGTCATCCTGAACCGGCTCCCAAATCCACAATATTGATTATTTCGTCTGTGAGAGCGTCTAACCCGTCAGATGGGGCTGGGGTAGGGCCGGGTGTTTAGAGGCTGTCAGATGTCAAAATAGACGGGTCTGGCGGGGTTTCGGTGACGATCCCGGAGCCGCGTGTTCGATTGCCCAGCGGATACGGCCTTCGATGATCGGCAGATAGTCGGCGGTGAGTTCGATACCGACGGCGTTCACCCGTTCGAGAACGGCGGCAGTAAGGGTGGTGCCGCTTCCGGCGAAAGGTTCGAGAACGGTGCCGCCGGGAGGGGTGACGAGCCGGATCAGCCAACGCATCAGGGCGAGCGGCTTCACCGTCGGGTGGAAGTTGCGGGCCTTGATCTCACGATGGGGATCGGTCTCTGAGAAGCCACGCCCGCTACTGTTCTTGATGCCTGCTGACCGTTCGTTGAGGTGGTCGAGTCCGGCGTTGCGTTCTTCGGTGCCTGCCTTTGAGCAGTAGAGGAACGACGCTTCATCTCCCTCCGTGTATGGGGTCGACGTAAAGAACCTTGCGGCTGAAACGCTGGGGGCCGTGTTCGGAAAGTGTCCGACCACCTCGTCACTGCCGTCGTGGATGACGTTCGCAGGCCACCTTGCTTCTTGGTCTGCACTACGACCTGAACTGACCCCTAGACCTTTGCCGAAAGAAGTGGACGAGGTCTGCTTCTTGCCTCCGAGTCCGGGTAATGGGTCGCTGGTTGGTACCCTGCTCTCGTCGATGTTGAGCGCACCCGTACCATGCGTCAGCACGTTCGCGGCGACGGTGCCGATCAACGGTTTCA